CACCGAACTGATACTTTTCTCTACCCATAATGTTCCCGCTCGGTAAAAAGAGCATTGAAACGTCCGCAAAAGACGCATTATGTTCCCGAACGGGAAAGCGGAATATCGGATTCGAACCGACGACATCTAACTTGGAAGGATAGCGTTCTACCACTGAACTAATTCCGCGAGGTGGAGAATAGCGGACTCGAACCGCTGACATCCTGCTTGCAAAGCAGGCGCTCTACCAACTGAGCTAATTCCCCAGGCGGGACTGATGGGACTCGAACCCACGACATCTAGCGTGACAGGCTAGCGCTCTAACCGACTGAGCTACAACCCCATAAGGGAGGTTACCCTCCCCGTAGGTCAGAGTGCTATCGCTCAAACGGCAACAGCAGTCCTCCTGAATGATACAATTTTGTTTGCATCTGTTTTTTGCTTATCCAAGCAGGTTTCAGTTATAACCCATAACACCCTGTCGAAACCATTGCACCCCCGCAAATGGAAGTGAGGAGAATCGAACTCCTGTCCAAGACATCGGTATTATAACCTATTCCTCCGAAGAGGAAAGCCTTCTGTCGGACTTGAACCGACGACCTACGGTTTACAAAACCGTTGCTCTATCCAGCTGAGCTAAGAAGGCAAGGCAGGTGAGGAGGGATTCGAACCCCCGACCAACGCATTAGAAGTGCGTGGCTCTATCCAACTGAGCTACTCACCCACGGGGGAGAGTCCCTTAGAAGTGGGGACCTGCTCCTGACTGCCAAACGTTCTCTGAACCGCCTTGGGGTTGGGGATCCAATTGAACCGTTGTGTTCCCTTTGGCAGTTGCTTTATTGTACATCACCTCGTGGATGTTGTCAACCTCTTTTGATTGAGGTTCTTCGGCAAGTCTTTGATAGAGTTCCTTATTCTTTTCCTTAACATACTCTATCACCTTTTGAGTCTTAGGTGCTTCACCAAACCAAGAATCACTTGGAGTTACCACAGGTGCAGGAACTGTTTGATAAGGTTTCTGAACCACTTTTGGTTCCTGTGGTTCAATTAGAACCTTGACAGGTTTCAAGACAATTGCCTTGACTAATTTTTTTATTTTGCTGATCATTGTTTTGTGTCAACGAAATAATTATAACAGACTGTTGAAGTAGCTTTGAAGACGTGCGTGACTCTTTGCAGGCTGTCCATAGTAACTTCCACCGTAAATGGTGGGGAGTGATGCCCACTCGGGTGCGAGTGCTCCCAGGATTCTCTTAGAGAGTCCTTCTGTCTTGAGAAGATACTCCAAATCATTCGCATTGTTTACACGAATTCCTGCTGCCTTCAATCTCTTGATGATCAACCTCACAGCACCTTTGTCCTGACGTTCGGGGGTCATCGGACCACCACCCACGCTGTCCCAGGTGGTGCTGAGGAACTGATAACGACCAGCAGCATCAGAACGATGCCAACCAGAACTCAGCACTTGCCTGGGATGGTTGACGCTTGAAAACTGCCTTCCAGTGAACTGTGTGTTGTATCCTTTGTTCGGATACTTCGAAGTTCCCTCTGCAAATGCAATGGTGTCCAGAAGTGCAGTTGTTGCAGGACCAAAGGTTGCCTTTCTGTTGTCAGTTGTTAGTTTGGCATAGGAAGTGTCAGGATTCACCTCAACATGGTGATGACCATGAGGGAGAAGTGACGCTGCCAGCAAAGGCAAACCAAACAACAGTTTTTTAAATTTCATAACCTTTATAATGTTGTAACCATTCTAACATACTATTTGGGAAAGTAGTCTTTGCGGTAATAACGATTCATTATGTTACTGTTGTAGTAACGGGGTGTCCCGTCATCCAATGCCTCTGTCAGCACGTCGTTCTTGAACAACGCTTCAGTTTCTGCAAAGTTTGTTTTCCCTTTTGTCTTGTGGAGAGACAGGATTTCTCTCTTGAAGTTCTCCACACCCAAAAGTTTGATGTCCTCTTTCAATTCATCAGAGGACCCATAATACTTTTTCCAGTCTGACTCTGTTTTTACTTTTCTTTTCTTCCCTCTGGGCTTTCGATGAAACCAGAAAACCTTTCTTCCAATGTAGAGTCGGTCGTTGGTGAGATTGGTAATTTTATAAACAAAACCAAAGTAATCCCCAATATCGTCAGAGGTAAAAGGGACCTCAAGATACAACCAGGGGTTTTCGTAGTCACACACTCATCATGTTTCATCTGCGTTATTTAGACCTCCAAGCATTCCAATCATCTTCTTCCCAGGGGTCTGGAAGTTCTGTGGAGACGCTAATGGTGTCCAGTCCTTCAACTTCAGACTTCTCGGTCTTGTAAACAGGTTTGGGTCCCTCTGCTGCTACCCTCCACTGTTCATTGATCTCTCGAATCTGAGCATCAACCTGGTCCATGGTTTGAGAAACCTTGACCCCATAATACCATTCAACGAATCCAGCAAGCAAGTGCAGGAGAATAATGTTTAGAGGTGGCTGCCTCTTGGCACACCACCTCTCCATTCGTTGGATAAAGGTTTGCTTCTCTCGTCCAAAGAGAAACTCAAACTCATAGTAAAACCCGTCAGTGAGGATCTTCTTAGAGTTGGAACCCTGAGAAGGTATCTTTCTTGACATCTTGCTTGAATGATCCGAGGACATAACTTTCAAGTTCTGTCTCCTGTGGGGCAACCTGGAGTCCCTTTGAGGAGATCCAGTGTTGCGTCCAGGGAAGTGGGTTGTTCTTTGCTGCAATGTCATAAACAGGTTTGAGACCAATGGCCTTCATTCTACGATTAGCGATCCATTCAACATATTGCTTAAGGAGTGTGTCATTCAATCCTATCATACTTCCATCTTTAAACAAGTAGTCTGCCCACTTCTTCTCTTCGTTCACTGCCCTGTCAAACATGGCATAAACCCACTCTTCTTCTTCCTGCATGATCTGCTTCATCTCAGGATCGTCACCCTCACGCCACTTGTTCAGAATGTTCTGGGTAATTGCGAGATGCTGGTTCTCATCCCTTGCAATCAGGGAGATGATCTTTGCTGATCCTTCCATGAGTTTAAGCTCACCGAAGGCGAAACTACAAGCAAAACTAACGTAAAAGCGAATACCCTCAAGAATGTTAACGTTGGCGACTGCTCTGAACAGTTTTCTCTTGACATCTTTGAGTTCCTCTTGTGCTGCTGGGACACCTTCGAGTTGATGTAACCAACCATTGCCATTCCCGTAGGTCTGGGCACAATTAATGAAGTCATCATAAGACTCAGTGACACTCTGTGCTCGCTCAAGGATTCTTGGATCCTTGATGATCGTGTCGAACACATCCGAGGGATCGGAGTAAATGTTCTTGATGATGTAAGTGTAAGAACGTGAGTGAATCATTTCCATGAATCCCCACACTTCCATGCAAGCTTCCAGTTCAGGAAGAGAGCAATAAGGGATGAATGCCATTCCAGGTCCACGACCTTGGATGGAATCCAGCATGATCTGATACTTCAGGTTTGAAGTGTAGATGTGCTTTTGTTCTGGACGAAGAGTCAGATAATCTGACCTGTCCTTCTGAAGTGAAACCTCCTCTGGTCTCCAGAAATAACCCAGTTGTTGAGTTGTAAGTTTCTCAAAGACTGGATACTTGTAAGAATCATATCTCTGGACACCAAGAGGAGCACCAAAGAACATTGGTTGCTTCTTAGTGTTCACTTCTCTGCTGTTAAAAACAGTCATTCCTCTCACATCCACATCATTATTACCACCTACTGGTGAAACCTTAAAATCAAATAGCGCAGGATTCACAGACTTCCTCCTCTGACTCTGATAGTTCTTTTACTAGATCTTCAAGTTTTTGTTTAGTATTGTCTTTTTCTTCATCACTTCCATCATGTTTGGAATCATAAGTGTTGTGATAATAAGAAGTTTTCCATCCGTACTTATAGGTGGTAAGGAGATCGTTTGCGATCACGGATGTTGGAACTTCTCTGTCAGGATAATCTTCCAAGTTGTAAGACCAGTTGCCTGAGATGGCTTGATCAAAGAACTTCTGCATTACAGCAACAACGTTAATGTAACCCTTGTTGCTTCCCATTTCCCAGAGCAGAGTGTAATGATTCTTCAGAGTCGAATAAGATGGAACAATCTGCTTAAGAACCCCCTTCTTGGACTTTTTAGCGGACAGGAATGCTCTAGGTGGTTCAATTCCGTTTGTGGCATTTGACACAACGGAACTGCTCTCTGAAGGCATCTGTGCGGACAAAGTGCTGTGTCGGAGTCCTGTCTCCAGGATAGATTTTCTAAGACCCTCCCAATCATGTTGCAGTGGTGTTGTTGTAATTTCGTCTACATCTTTTTTGTAGGTGTCAATGGGAAGAATCCCGTCTGAATATTTAGTTCTACCAAAGTATTCACAATGCCCCTTCTCCTTCGCCAATGTGTTGGAAGCCTTAAGAAGATAATACTGGAATGACTCAGAGAGTCCATGA